GTCGCAACGTCCACCACAGGCACAGGCACTATTACGCTTGGGTCTGCTGAGACAGGTTATCAGTCGTTTGCAGATGGTGGCATAGCTAATAATAATGTTGTGCGCTACACGATTGAGGATGGTGACGATTGGGAGATTGGCACTGGCACTTATACCGCGACAGGCACAACGCTATCACGCACACTGACGGAAAGTTCAACTGGTGCATTGCTTGATTTGTCTGGCAGCGCGGTTGTGTTTTTATCTGCCGTATATGAAGATGTTATGCTTTGGCAGAGCGAATGGCCTGATGGGGTATTTGGCGATATTGCAATCGGCAAAGGTGCGTTGGAAAATTTAAGTGGTGGAGTTTCTAACACCGCGGTTGGTTATAACGCGTTAAACGATGTGACAAGTGGCCAGAACAATATTGCACTTGGCAAGGATGCTGGCGATGCGATAACTACAGGCTCCTATAATGTTTACGCTGGTAGTAGTGCGGGGGGTGGGAACGTAACAGGTGTTAGAAATGTTGCTGTTGGTTATCAATCTGGTGGCATAGTTTCCTCAGCAGATGATACAATCTTTATTGGTAAAGGTGCGGGTGCTTATAATTTCGGCGATAAAAATATTGGTATAGGAGTAAACACTTTAAATGACTATACTGGCGGCGCAACTAATGCGGTGGCTATCGGCTACGCTGCACTTCAGGACAATATTACGGGTGGCGATAATAATGTCGCGATTGGTTATTATGCGGCAGAAAACCTCACAACGGGTGATGACAATATATTTATAGGCAGAGGTGGTCAAGCAAGTAGTGGATCATCAAACAACGTTGCAATAGGAAATCAAGTAAAAGCGAAGGGATCAAACACCGTCGCTGTCGGCACATTAGCGGGTAATTCAAATACATCCACTTTTGGTAGTGTATATGTTGGTGCGTATGCAGGGTATAACGGAAGTGCCTCAGAAAACGATTACGAGATCTGTATTGGTTACAGCGCGGGCGAGTTAGGCGAACAAAAGGTTGCCATAGGAGGATTTGCTTGCCAAGACTCAAGACACTATCGGAGCGTGGCTGTCGGATATACGGCGTTAGGGAGAAGTTACGCAAACTTTCCAGATAACAACGTGGCAATCGGATATAACGCTGGTGGTAGTATTTTTTCTGGTGACAATAATACTATCATTGGCTATGAGGCGGTTGCCGGCAATGACAATCAATATTATCTCTCAAACTGTACCGTCATAGGGAATGGTGCGACTGCGTCAAGTTCTAGTGCGAGCAACCAAGTAACTTTAGGAAACTCTAGTATTAGTAGCTTGCGCTGTAACGTGCAAACAATAAGCAGCCTGTCTGACGAGCGTGATAAGACCGCGATTGAGGATTTGCCGTATGGCTTAGACTTCATCAACGACATGCGGCCTGTACAGTTCACTTGGAACCGCCGTGATGGATCGCTTGGCGCAAAACCAGACATAGGTTTCATTGCGCAAGATTTGTATGACGTTGAAATAGATCATTCGTCTACATCACGCACACGCTTAGTGGACTGGGACAATCCTGAAAAACTAGAAGCGGATTACCTACGCAGTTATCCAATTCTTGTCAAAGCCGTACAACAGTTGTCGGCAAAATGTGATGCGCTTGAGGCGCGTATAGCTGAACTAGAAGGAAACTAATTATGGCTGTGAATGAACTAGATCGCGATTATCTCAGAATGCTTCACACATGTGACGCTATTGAAAATATTACCAGCGGCATCAAAATGACGCAAGAAACTGACAGCGAAAAGAAAAAGCAAGTCGGCAGCATGGTTATGCACTTGGAAGCAGAAATTTTAGACGATAAGTACACAACCGCTGGCAAAGACATGACGCGCATCAACGCTGTGATTGCGTCTGGGCGCACTTACTGGAAGTCATAACACATGCTAGGCTTTACACCATTAGCGGCGGCACCACTCGCCGATAGTGGTAAAGTCGTACATGCATTAACTTTCTCAGACATAAGTACAACACCTGTCGTTGATACTGCGCCTGTCTTTGAAGATGAAACGATCCCAGCGGCAGAGATTACCGCTGGCGTTCCTGTCGTTGACAACGCGAATGTTATTGTCGTCTATAACTTTGGCGCGGATGACATAAGTACAACGCCAGTTGTTGACAGTGTTGGCGCGTCAATCATTAGCAACTTTGCGCCACAAGAAATCACCTTGGGCGCACCTCTCGTTGACGATATTACGACAGCGATAACGTCAAACTTTGACGCAGACGAAATCACGCTTGCCGCGCCAACAGTGGACACCGCAACTGTCGCGGTTATTTCTAACTTCTTCCCAGTTGCGCTGGAGCCGCAGCCTGTCGTTGACGCGCTGCCATTCTTCCAAGAATACGCGCTGACAATGGTAGAGATTACGGCGGGCATACCGACACTGCCCGCGCGCTTCACTTGGGACTATCAGGAGCCGCCAACCGATAGTTGGACAGATCAGGCCGATGATGATAGTGTATGGACAACGCAGGCTGACAGTAGCGACACTTGGACAGAAGCTACAGAGCCGACAGATATATGGACTGATGTGACTGACCCAACCGACACATGGTCAGAAGCTGCATAGGAGACTTAGATGGCTGATACAACGACAACAACGTATGGTCTAACAAAGCCAGAAGTGGGGGCTTCTGCTGATAGCTGGGGCACAAAGCTCAACACAAACCTAGACACCATTGACGATCTCCTTGATGGCACAACGCCTATCGCGCCAAACCTGACTGAAGGGTCGTGGGAAATCGGCGGCACTGCCGTAACAGCGACTGCGGCTGAGTTGAATATCTTGGATGGTGCAAACATTACAACAGCAGAGCTTTCGGAGCTTGGCGATTTTGCGGGCATATTCACCATGCCGACATCTGACGGAACAAGTGGTCAGGTATTGCAGACAAACGGTTCTGGGGTGCTTTCTTTTGCTGATGGTGGTGGCTTAACTGGGGAAACAACTTCAACCACAACGGTGTTGGGTGTAGGCGCAAACAATTCTGGAACAGCGGGTCAATATAGTGTTCTTTTAGGTGCTAACGCGGGTTATCAGCTTGCGGCAACGTCTGAGGCATCCATAGCTATCGGGTATCAGACATTATACAATTACACTGGCTCTTCAACGGGTAACATTGCTATTGGTCAAGAGACTGACCGTGGGTCAGTGCGTACTGGTGGCAGCTATAATGTTTCTATGGGATTTAATGCTTCATACAAGGGTTACTCTGGAAGCAGCAATGTCGCTATAGGTTACAACGCTGGCTACAACGGTTCAACCAACTCAAGAAACATTGCCATTGGGCAGTATGCGCTGCGCGGAAATAGCTCATCTGGGAATACTGGTGACGGTAATATCGGCATTGGCTATTTTGCTGGAGACAGCAACTCTAGCGGTGCAAAGAATACTAGCTTGGGGTACTCGGCAGGTCAAAATATAACAACTGGGTCTTATAATACAGCACTGGGGCATAATGCTGGCAGTGCATTTTCACCGTTTTCATTAAGCACTCAAAGCAATAGGGTTATCGTTGGCGATAATAATGTCACAAATGCATATGTAAGAGTTTCGTGGACTGTTACATCAGACGCACGAGATAAGGCAGATGTCACAACACTTCCATCTAGTCTTTCGTTTGTTGAGGCTCTGAACCCAGTTACATTTAAGTGGGATAACCGTTCAGATTATTATGTATTGGACGATAGTGGCAACATAACAAGTAGGCCAACGCCAGACGGAACACATAAAGGCGATAAGTTATTTGCTGGCTTCCTAGCGCAAGAGGTGCAGCAAGTCATTGATGACCTCGGCTACGTTGATGATGTAATCGTGGACAACGAGCAAGAAGATTTGCTGAAGATTAAAGAAACCTCGCTAATCCCTGTGCTTGTAAAAGCAGTGCAAGAATTAAGCGCGAAGGTTAAGGTGCTTGAAGCTGCGGCGGGGTAACATAAATGCCACTCATACCTCTAAAGATACCAGCGGGGTTCTACAGAACAGGCACTGACCTTGATGCCTCTGGACGCTGGCGCGATGGCTCACTTGTGCGCTGGCGTAACAATTCGCTCAGACCGATTGGCGGCTGGACTGAAAACACACTGATCGGCACAGATGGCGACTTGGGTATGACAAGTACTCCACGCGCCATGCACACTTGGCAGGCGATTGACGGTACGCGCTATATTGCAGTGGCATCGCACGATGAGCTTTATGCAGCACTTGCGAGCAATACGACATATGACATTACGCCAACTGGCCTGACTTCTGGTTCTGAGGATGCCGTATTTGAGGATGGCTATGGCTACGGTGCATATGGGCGCGAGACATACGGCACGGCCCGCACAACTGGGACACTGACCGAGGCAACAACTTGGAGCTTGGACAACTGGGGTGAATACCTCGTTGCATGTTCATCTGCTGACGGTAAGCTATACGAGTGGCAGCTAAATGGCGCAGTCGTAGCCGCGCAAATCTCAAACGCGCCGATAGATAACCTTGGACTGATTGTAACAGAGGAACGTTTTCTGTTCGCGCTAGGCGCGGGCGGCAATCCTCGCAAGGTGCAGTGGAGTGATCGTGAGGACAACACCACATGGACACCAGCATCCACAAACGAGGCTGGCGATATTGAGCTTCAAAGCTCTGGCGAGATACAGACAGCGATCCGCACACGCGGTCAGACGCTAATCCTGACAACGACATCGGCGCATACGGCGCGATACATCGGCCCGCCCTACGTTTACTCTTTTGAGCGTGTTGGAACGTCATGCGGGCTGATTGCTAGAAACGCTGTGGCAGATGTTGACGCAGGCACGTTCTGGATGGGCCAGCGCGGCTTCTTTGGCTTCAACGGCAACACCGTTACAGAGATACCGTGCGATGTTCACGATTATGTGTTTGGCGACATCAACACTGGTCAGGTCAGTAAGACATGGGCATTGGCAAACGGTCAGTTTGGCGAAATCTGGTGGTTCTACTGTTCGTCAGGTTCTAACGAGATTGATCGCTATGTGGCGTATGACTACAAAGAGGGTCATTGGCTAATCGGCAATCTATCCCGCACATGCGGCGTAGAGCGCAACGTGTTCACCTATCCTATGCTGTCAGACGCAAGCGCGGTCATCTATGACCATGAGCGCGGCTTGGCGCACAGCGGTGGTTCAGTCTACGCGGAAAGCGGGCCAATCAGCATTGGTAACGGCGACAACATTATGCAAGTCACCGATCTCATCACAGATGAGCAG